TATAAAACGTGTTATCTAAACTATATGGTACATTTTCCAAGCTACCATAAACGTCTAGCTCTTCTAGCGTCATTGGTACTGGCATAATTTACCTTAAGCTAATGTTACAGATAAATTGCTTGTAGCAATTTTAAATATGTCACCTGTGTCAATAGTTTTAGATGTATCTAATGCTGTATGGTAAAGTAAGTTACCAGATGTAGAAGCATCATTAATACCGATCCAGCCAATAGTTCCCCATGAAGCTGTGGCTTGTGGGAATTCTACTGCTGCACTATTTGTTGACACGCCACCGGATGGTGCGCCAAATGTAACTGCTGTTCTAGCGTATGATCCACCTGATACTTCTGTACCACTACCTGCATCTGTAGGATCTGAAGTCCATAATGATACATACACAGTTGCTGGTGATGTATATGTTGTGTTTCTTAGAGTTGCATTGATAATTGCATTTTCTAAGTAGTTTGAAATTTCTGCCATTTTGTTTTCCTTATCGTGGTGTTACGTTTAATGAAGTATATGGGTATGTTTGGCCCAAGTCGCTTGTCTTAATGTTAGCAATTGCTCTATCGTATAAAGCTGACCATGTTTGAATACGACCATCATTCATCAAATATGGCTCTGCTTCTGCTAGAGTTGCGTATAATAAAGCGTCTGGGTAATTAGCTAGATATAAGTTACTAGCTGTTGTTGTTGATATAAATGTAGGTTGAGCATAGTATAGAATTTGAACAGTTTGTGAACCATTTGGAACAGGAGCAAACTGAAATTCAGAGCCTAACATTGTAAAAAATACAGATATACCTGAAGTCGTTGTAAGACCGTCTTTAAAGAATAAGTCTGGACTTTGATAAGCTACACGAACTACAGGGTTACCTTGTATATGTATTTCTCTAACCTCTAACATATCTGAAGGTACTGCTACAGTTCCATCACCTGCAGTTATAGGTGCAGTAGCTACTTTTAGCATCTTTTCAGTTCTTAAGTCACGTGACATTCTTGTTTGTGCTAACTGAATGAAGTCAGGTATTTGTGAACTTAAGTCTGTTCTTGCTAAGTAGTTTTCTACTACTGTAACAAATGAACTATAATTTGTAAATGCCATCTAATTGTCCCTTTAATCTTTCCCAGCATTTGTCCATCTCATCTCTATGCCATTCAGCACTAGCCAATGAGCGTAACCATTCAGTTCTATCTGGGTATTTTAAGTTTTCTATATCTTGAATTTTGTTTGAAATAGGTATGGCCGGACTATGCTCTGATACAATGACCGGAATACCACGAATACTTGCTTCTACATCTGCAACACTACCAAAACTTACTACTACATGAGCATTTTTTACAGCTTGGTTAAAGTCACCTTCACCTTTACGCTTAACTATGATCTTGCGTTCGGTATATTTACGTATTTCTTCTATTTGTTTATCTAACCAGTCTGCAGTTTGGTAGATATAAGCTATTTTATCAGCAGGCGGTAGTATAACTACGTTTTCACCTGATCTATATTCTTTAACTTCAGGTATTTTTCTATCTGAAGTACGCCAGTCTGTACAATGATAGTTATTTACACAAAACCTAGCCCAGTCAAGATCAAAACTTCTATGAAAGTAACCATGGTCTATGAGAATATATGGTATGTTTTGCTTTCTACATTCAATTTGTATCTTATCAGCACCACTTCCATTGCCAACAACCACAGGAATTGACTTACCGTCCCATTCTTTTGTTAAATTACCATTGCAATGCTTTTGCAAGCGCATTAAAACCTTATCTCTGCGGTCTATACCACTCAGTATTAACTGCATCTAAAACCTGTTCTACGGTAATTTGTTTTGCTTTTAAAAGGCAATGTTTACATACGCCACTATAAGTCCCACATGGCTCTGAACCGTCATGTATATTTCTATGGGTATCATATCCTAAGTGCCTCGGTGAACTAAATCCTGTCCAAATAACTACAGATGGTATACCTAAAGCTGCGGCTGCATGATGTAAACCACCATCTGTCCCTACAAAAACACTAGCTTTATTTAGTATAGCTAATGCTTCCCTGAATGTTTTTGTTTCTATCCAATTTGTATATTTTTTAGCACTAGAATTACCTACTTGTAACCATGGTAAGTCATGCTTAACTAACTGATCCCATTTATCCCATGCTTTATTGATAGTATGAATAAATGTACTTTTTACATTAGGCTCTATAAGTATAAATGGCTTATCAATTTGTTTATCAGCCCATGCTTTTTCTTTATCTGATAAGAATATTTCACCAAACTTGGGCCTATAGCCATCATTAAATATCATGTGGCCATCTTGTTCGCCTTTTAAATAAGGCCTGTGTTTAGGGTAATTATGAACCCATACGACATCTTTTTCTTCCGGAGATGCCATACGATAATTATTAGCAAATACTTGATCATCAAGATACATGCTAACACCATTACCAATTTTAACCTTTTTACCGGTAGTTTCGTTTGCTTCTTTAACCTCTGCTGAGGCCATGATCCAGTCACCTAGGCCCATTATATTTGACTAGTAACACTTTCAATAACTTCTTGCCATGTTTTATCATCTTGATAAATTAGTCTCATGTGACGATACCATGGCATACTAGCTTGTGCATAACGCCATTGATGCCATTTAGGTACTAAGCACCATGTTTTAACGCCCATAGCAGCGCTACAATGTAATGCTGTAGTATTTACCCCTAAAGCCATATCACATGCAGCTATAATGTTTGCTGTTTCATCATAGTCTTTTGCGTCTGTCGCAAATTCAAAGTATTTTACGCCATCAATTTTGCGTTCTACGCTATAGTCTAAACTTACTAATTGTATATCTTTACGCTTTAATAATGGCTGTAAGTCTTGTTCTGTAAGTTCACGGCCTTTAGCATTTGTTCTAAATGTACCACCTTTAGTAGTGATACCTATAACTGTTTTATTCCATGACTTAAACATGTGCTTCCACATGTCAACCTTTTCACTATCTGGCACTAAGAAAGGAGTACCAGGAAAAGACTTATTAGTTGTCCTAAAGAATTGAGGTAAACCACCAATGCCACATCTAGCATCAAATGTAATACCATCTAACCACTCTACATTATCTTGTTTACGAGTACCATGTACTTCAGCTTTAGGAAAGCTACGTCTAAATAATGTTTCTAGTCTTTCGTCACAGTCTATATAAACTTTTTTGCTAATGTCTATAGCGTCAGGTATACATGATGCGTAGAATATCTCATCACCTAAACCTTGTTCACCATAAATAACAATAGTTTTATCTTTATCGCCATTCCATCTAGGTTCGTCACCATAAACTAATTCTTTACGGAATTTTCCACCTAGTGACTTATCCCATTCTATCCAGCCTTCTACCCATTGGCCTTTAGCTAAATAACTATGAGCTAAGTTTAACTGTGCGTGTAATTCATTTGGGTCACATTCTAAAGCCATCTTAGCAGCTTTCTCTGCATCATCCCAACGTGACATTTGGACCAATGATGCTGAAGCATTAGAGTATGCCATAGCATAGCTAGGATCTAATTCTGCTGACTTTAAAAAGTATTTAATAGCATCATCAAAGTTATCCATTTCGTGACATGCACGGCCTAGAGAAGTCCATAATGCTTTGTTACCTGGTTGTTCTTGTAATGCTCTACGGAAGTACTGGTATGCAAATGCAGGTTTATCACCCATTAACCAAATGTATCCAGCAAAATTTAATGTCGCTGCATCATTCGGATAGATCATCAACACTTCATTAATAAGTGGCATAGCTAAGTCATACTTTTCCTTAGTGATAAGGTCATGTATAGCTAATTGTACGTTCTTTAATTCGTCTCTGTCCATTACTTCTTATTTTTGTCCATCTCTTTTAACATTCTATCTGAAGCAATGTTACCTATAAATGTGCCTGATACAGATGCTGCAAACTGTGTGCATCCTGTAAGCAATAAGCATGCAATAATAATATATTTAGCCACGTTTAGTAGTTAGCTTTAAGTATGGATAGTTTTCGTTTATTTCTGCATTTCCACTACTGGAGGAATGCTAGCAAAATGCGCCCATTCTTGTTTAACGCCTTTGTCCCAAATGTCTGGGTTATCTCTTGCTTCTTTAATTTTGTCTAACATGCCACTCAAGTCTTGAGTAGAAGTTAGGTAGTATGTATCTTTAGCTGGGTCATAGTCAAAGTACTGACTTACACCTGTTACGCTATTTTGATCAAATAATATTGGCATATATAAAAATACAAAGAGGGAGAATTAACTCCCTCCATTGTATCATAACTAGTTACTAAGCACCAACGTTTTGTACTTTAGCATGTGCATCTGGGTTTTGAACCACTAATGCGTATTCTGCTGTGAGTAACCATTTTGTTGAGTCACCAGTCTTAGCAAGTTCTTCTTTGCTTAATGGACGTAGTGAAGCTAAGCCAACATAACCAGGATCAATACAGAGAACAGCTTGATCTCTCATGAAACGGTCAAGTTTAACTGTGTGGTTACCGAAGTCTGAAACGTAAACGTCTGCAGCGCCAGTAATTGTAGCTTGTGTTTTAACTTGTACGTCTACAAACTTAGTAGCAATACCTGCAAAGCCTGAGAAACGAGCTTTGTTAGTTGCTGACATAAGAATTGTTGATGGCTCGCCACCGTCTGTCCAAGCTAATTGTAAAGCTGACTTCAAGTCTGCTTCGATAAATGTTACTGAAGTACCATCTGTTGGTGATGCAACTGTACCATTTGAGAAGCCAGGTGTTGTACCTGCTGTAGAACCTGTAGCAATTACTCGGTTAGTGATCCAAGACTCAATACCTGCTGATGTACGAGCTGTTGCTGCGCCACCTGCTGAAGAAGCTTGGTTACGTACTAAAGCATATTCCATATCACGTTTCATTTCTTTACCAGCTTTCATGAGTTGGTAAGCAACTTCAGACTTACGGCCGTATTTACGTACTACGTCGTATGTGTTAGAAATTTGAACTGTTTTGCGTGAAATTTGAGTATAGTTACCTAATACTGTTGTTGCTGCTAATGTTGCGAATGAAGCGTCGTCACCTTCAACGTTAGCATTTGTGCCTGCTGCTTGCAAGGCGTCTGTCTGCCATTGGTGATAGGTCTGGCCGGCGGTCATGCGCTTTGCCATTGATAATAATGGTGTATCTTCTGGAGAAATATCAAAGATAATATCTTCGAATGACTCCGCTATACCTTTACCGGTATAACTATTGGTTGCTGAAACTGCCATGATGTTTTTTTCCTTTGTAAATTAGATCATTTGTTCGATAAGTTTTTGTGCTGCGTCTGACTTACCTGTCTTACGTAATTGCTCACGTAAGTTACGTACGTTAGACGTAGCTTCCGCTTTTGTATCTTTAGCACCTGGTCTCACTACAGGTTTAGCGCTTGATACTTTTTTCTTTACAGTAGAATTCTGTTGTAGTTTGCGCCATTGCATAGCGTCATGCAAAACCTTAACGTGTCTAGGATCTACAATTGAGTTGAGTTCTGCATCAGAAAAACCATACTCTTTGCCTACAGATACTAGTTGTTGGGTAGTCTCTTGACTCCATCCTGGTATCTCTTTAGCTAAGACTTCTTTTCCTTTTGCTACTCGTTCTGACATCAATTGAGCTTGATGACTTGCTATTTGTTGCTTTTTGGCTTCAAACTGTGAAACTAATGCACTACGTTCTTGCTGTAGTTGGTTATATGTAAAGAAATGTTTTTGCGCTTCCACAAAGTCATTATCAGACAATTCTTGCCAATTCACGTTACTGTATTGACCTAATTGTTGGTCTAATGCTGTGATCTTCGCTACATCTTCAATTAACACATTGTTAAGTTGCATTTGTTCTGCAAAGGCTTGCTCTTGCATTTTAATTTGCTGAGCATAGGCTTCTAGCTCTTTACGTTGTTCTGCTACTTGTTGTGTCTTTTGTGTGTAGTCAAGCCCTTGTTGTGCCAATGCTACGACTTCGTCAAGTGGTTTCTCGACTTCTTCACCATTAACCTTTAACTTAAGGATAGCAGGAACTTCATCTTGCGACTGTTCTTCTTCCTCAGCTTGATCATCCGGTGCGTCATCTACAGCTTCTTCAGTCTCTACTTCATCAGTAGGTTCTGTAGCCTCTGCCTCTGCCTCTTGTGGTTTAAGTTCTTCTTCTGGTGTATCTAAATTAGCTGGTACATCAGACTGAATATCATCACCTAGCATAGCCTCTAAACGGCTTTGTGGTGACTGTTCTACGACTTGGTCACTCATAATATTTTCCTTGAAATTAGACAATAAAAAAGCCCACCGAAGTGAGCTTTAAGTGGGCTTGTCCTTACCCAAATATCTTAAACTTTGGTCTATCTGTTTGTATGGCTGCTAACTTACCTGTATTCATTACGTCAGTAAGTTGTTTATCAATTTGGTTTAATAACTGTAGTGCGATAACTAAACGGTTATGAGTCTTCTCATCACCCAATGGACTTGTAGTCATTGTATTGACAATGTTCTCTCTAACCTTGCTTATTGCTTCTTTATAAACTGGGTTCTCTAATATAACCGCAGCTTGTTCACCACGTTTAACTTCTTCTAAACTTTTGTCTACCATAGTTATCCTGTTTTTGTCCATGCACTATTAGGTGCTAAAGCAAATAGCCTCCAAATGCCTTGGCTTGGGTTATCGTTTGCTAACTGCTGAAGCATGCCTTGTATGTCATTTTGTTTGTCATAAGTCCATGGTCCAGGCTGATATGTGTTAGCACTATAACTAGGCATTGTACCACTTGGAGCGCTAAAGTTCAACTCAGGGCCTAATAGTCCACCTAAATATTGACTAGCGCCATATTGTTGCTGTGGCATAGACAAATATTGTGATGCACCACCTTGGCCTAATTGAGGTTGTTGTCTTAATAACTCTTCAATAGTCATTACATTACTCCGGACTGTGCCTTAATTTGTGCAATAGCTAAGTCTGTTTCTGCTTTAAGTTGAGCCTTGAAGCGTTCTAACTCAGCTTGAGCTGCTATCTTTTCACGTTCAATGATAACATCATTTTGTGAACGTACTTGCTCTTGTTGTAATTGTGCTTGAGCCTTTTGTTGTTCTATAGCTAATTGACCTTGTATCATGATCTCAGCCTCTGAAGGTTTTTGTTCTTGGCCTTCTTGTGCTGGTGTATTAGCTGGGTTGATCCAGAACTCTTCAGGGTTCTTGAAGCCTGCATTCTGTGTAAGCTTAGCTAATGCGTTATAGATCTTCTCAGGTGAAGTAATGCCAATAGCCAATGCTTCTTTTTGAGCTTGTAGAATAGTTGCTAAGTGTGCTAATTGTTGATCCTTATTACCAGCACCTAGGCCCACAGAGATAGATAAGTCTTTACGGTCTTCCCATTCTCTAGGATCTATTTCTACCCACTTGTTACGTAAGCGGATAATATCCGGTTTAGTTAATGTAGTTCTAACTAAATGATGGACTAACTTGAATAAGTCTTTAACACCTGTCTCTGCAAATGTTCTTGCTACTAACTCAACTCGTTGTTGAGCCGCAGTCATAATTTGTTGTACACCAGTTGCTGTCTTATTTAAACTGTTAGCGTCTAAGCCTTGGTTATAAGCAGTAATACCTGTACGTTTTTCCTTCATGCTATCCATGTATTCAACCATAGCAAATGAAGAAGCTGGTAGTGGAGGATGTGATAAAGGCATAATACCTGAGCCTGGGTCACCATCTACACGCACGATACCACCTGGACGTGAAGTCAACATATCATCTAGGTTTACACGATCAGAGATAGCATAACGGCCATTGTTAGCTAGATACATATTATCTAATTGGCCACGTAATAATGTAGACTTAATTAACTGAATGTCCATAGTTAAGTCAGCATAAGATCTACCGATATGTCTATGAGGCATGATCATTGGTGTAATACATGCAAATGGTACGTGTTCCATTTTCTCTTTATAGAGAACTGTATTACCTAATACTACGACTCTGTAGCGTTCACCTTCTAACTTAATGTATGTGTCTTTAAGTAGAGCTTCATCTGATAGCAATGCTCTATCATATTCTTCGTCATAAATATCACGTGCGTTAGACTCTTCTTCGAATGTATCACGTAAGTCTGACATGATAGACTTGATGTATTCTAATGGCTTGTTAAATGCTTCAGCAATATCAGATAGAGACATGATCTCTCTATGTTGAACAAAGCGTGCATCATCTAAAGATGGACCGTTAGCATCAACTGAAACCATCATGTTCTCAGGTGCTACGTTCTCTATCTTAATTTCTGTTTTCTTTTCTGTAACCTTGAGCTTAACGTCATGAAGCATAGGTTGCATGATCGTAGCTGGATCTTGGCCCATAGCTAATGCTTGGTCCATAAGTGCATTCATATCTACACTAGGATCAGGATATGCTGTATGTTCTAATACTTCAGTCTTTTCATCTGAAGCTAACATTTGTAATTGGCCATCTGTTAGGCCAGCATATTCATACTCTTCTACTTCTTCTTCGTCTTCAGCATAAACTTTAACGTATCCGTTTTTAGATAGAAGCGCATCCTTAAACCATACATAGAATATCTTGAAGCCTTCATTCTTTTCCATAACCACGTGGTTAATGTAGTCAGTCTCTTGATCAGCAGCGTCTTGATCCTCTGGACCTTTAGGCTCGAACTTAACTACTTGGTCACCTGATACAAATACTTTTAATAACTGTGGTAATGCTGACTCGATAGTATCTTGAACGTCAAATGAAACAACTTGAGATCTGCCCTCAATTTCATTTCCAAATGGTTCACCTAGATAATAGTCGATAGCTTCAGCACGATCATTGGATAGAGTAGCGTCATTGACACCATACGCTATATTCTCTTCTTCCTCTATACGTGCAACAATTTCTGAGTCTTGTATCTTCATTAAACAATTCCTAAGTTTGTATATTGTATCTCTGAACTAGACCATGACTCGTTCTTCATTCCGT